AAGTTTGTCTTAATTCTCATGGTTCGCAATGAATCTAAGATCTTAGAACGATGTTTGAAGGCAGTTGAAGAGCTAGTCGACGCGTTCTGTATCCACGATACAGGTTCCACGGACAACACGTGTGAAATTGCAGAAGAGTTTTTGCAAACACGCACAGGCTGTCTCACCAAATCCGAATGGAAGGATTTTGGATACAATCGTACTCAAAGCTTTCTTGAAGCCCAATCGTTCGTGAAAGACTGGAAAGGGGATGTCTACGGTCTTCTCTTGGATGCTGATATGATCTTCCATCCAGGAACCCTTCGAAGTCAAGTCTTAACTGAAAAGGGATATACAGTCCTTCAAAGAAATGGTCACTTGCTCTATCCAAATACACGCTTGGTTCGAATGGACTATCCGTGGACCTGCAAGGGTGTCACACACGAGTATTGGGATGGACCTACAACTGCATTGGACAAGTCGATTGATGCATGGATTCAAGATGAAAATGATGGAGGGTGTAAGTCGGATAAATTTGAACGTGATGCACGACTCTTAGAAGAGGGTCTTAAAGCTGAACCTACCAATGTCCGCTACATGTTCTATTTGGCTCAAACCTATCACAGTCTAGGTCGTTGGAAGGATGCAATCAAACTCTATAAACAACGCTACAATGCAGGTGGGTGGGATGAAGAGCGATGGTATTCACTCTATATGATTGGTCAGACGTGTCTTACTTTGAACGATCCAGCTCGATTTGAAAAGTATATGTTGCGTGCCCATGCGTTCCGTCCCTCGCGTGCTGAATCACTTTATAGAATGGCGAAATACTTTCGAGAGAAGGGAGATCATTACAAGGCCTATCATTACGCAAAGTTAGGTAAAGCCATTCCATTGTCTCAAGATTCGTTGTTTATTGAAACCGATGTCTATACAGGATTGTTCGACTATGAACTGACCATTCTACTGTATTACTTGAACCAATTGCGTGAAGGATTGAGATTGTCTATGTCATACATGTTAACGAAAAAAGAGTCAGTCGACAACGTCTATCGAAACTGTTCGTTCTACATTGAACCTCTCAAACATACGGAGATTACTCATCATCCAATTATGCGCGATCTCTGCGGACGCGATTATCATCCATCGTCTGTGTCCACCTGTGATGGAATTGAAAATGTTCGCTTTGTCAACTATTCGATCAATTCCGATGGAGGGTATATGATGAAAGAGGGTAAATACTCAGCCGATCACCCAGTTCGAACTCAAAATGTCTTATGGAACCCTTCTGCAGGTTCACGTGTGATGGATGAGAAATCGGTACGTCTTCCGGCAGTTCCAACTCACATCTATGGATTGGAAGACTTGCGTCTCTACAAAGATGCTAAAAATACTCTGAAGTTCATCGGAACCTCACGAGAGTTCTCAGACAAGATCCGAATGGTCTACGGTAACTATTCCTTAGACTCGGCTACATACAGCGACTGCAAAGTCTTGAACTCTCCGTTGGGATCAGACTGTGAGAAGAATTGGATCCCTATCAGTGGAACCAACGATGTCATTTACTCTTGGAATCCTCTTCGTATTGGAAGTCTACAGGGTAGTGAAATTGTGTTTCACACCGTTCATAAAACACCGTGGGTCTTTCAACATCTACGCGGATCCGCGATCCCAATTCGTGTAGGTGGTGAGCTTTGGTGTCTAGTTCATTTCGTGGAACATTCTACGCCTCGCAAGTATTTTCATTGTATCGTTTCTTTAGACGGAAAAACCTATGAACCTACACGAATCTCCTTGCCATTCGCGTTCCGAAGTATTGGGATCGAATACTGTTTGAGTATGACACTTCAACCTGAAGGAAAACTCAAGTTCATAGTGTCTTCGTGGGACGACGATCCGTGTATCGTTCTTGCACCGCTCAAGCAGTTTGAGTGGATTCAAGTGTAAAGGGCTCTCCATGTTTCAGGAGGTTTCGAGTCCAAGTCTTGTAGAATATGCTGAGCCACTGTTGGAGTGATGACCAATGGGAATGAGATTTTACTATAGAATTTATAACTCTTTGCAGTCTCTTCATCTGCGATACGAAGAAGGTTAATACGTGTGACAAGCGATTCAACTGCACGTATGAGTGTACGAACACCTTCTTCTTCACGTGAGAATTCAGCAATCAAGTATTTAACAGCTTCCTCAGTGAGTGTCAGTCCATCGAGCTTGATCCTCTCTAAGATTTGAGGCCAGACGTATTGAGTTAAGATCACTTGCTTTTCATCGCAGGTATACCCACTGCAGTGAATGACCTGCATACGGTCTTTCAGAATAGGATGAACCTTGGATTCGTCATTGAAGGAGAACACAAACAAGCATTGAGATAAATCAAAGTCTACACCTGCAAAGTAGCGATCGTGGAACTGACTGTTCTGAGAACGATCGGTCAAGTGAATTAACATACTGACAATCTCCTCACCGTGTGGTGTAGTGGAGACTTTATCAAGTTCGTCAAAGTACATGACTGGGTTCATCGCACGTGCATTCATGAGACTGTCTGCAATTCGCCCCCACATACTTCCTTCGTAGGTGTAGCTATGACCTACAAAGTTAGCTGAATCGGTTGCACCGCCTAAACTGAAGAACTCGAAGGGTCGCTTCAAGACGTTGGCAACACCGTTCTTTGCAAAGCTGGTCTTGCCTACACCCATGGGACCTTTGAGTGCAATGACATTGCCTACAGACGATGGGTTTGAGATCCATTGTGCGAGGATTTGCATGATCTGCGTTTTCGCACCGTTCATACCGTAGACTGCAGTGTCCAATGTTTTGCGTGTTTGAGACAGAAACTCTGCACATGGCTTGGGTCCATCATCGATCTTGACCGGAAGTGGAATGGTTGTTCCAAAGGGAATGCGCATGAAGCCTTCAATCCACGTGCGAAGCTTATAACTCTCACTGTTATCCATACCCATTTCGTTGAGGATGTCAATCTTCTTGATGACCGATGCCTTCATACTGTCTGAAAGAGGTAGGTCGAGCACACGGAACTTGTAAGGAACTCCACTTCCAGCAATTAAGAGTTCAAGCTTCTTCATCTGTTTGTTGAGCTTCTTCTGCTTGGATTTGGAGAGATCGTCAAAGTAATCCTGTTCTTCATCGTTGAGTTCAAGAACTGGTGAATCTGGTTCATCCTTAGATTTCTTACCGGAGTTGGGTCTGAACTTATTATGAGGAGGCACATACTTGCTCATGAGGTAATCGATGAATTCATCTTCTTCCTCTTCCTCTTCATACTCGGATTCATACTCAGGTTGAGTATCAATCTCGATCTTGATACGACCATTTTTGGGGATAGGAATTTGAATGATCTGAGAGTTGGACGAAGGCTTTTTAGTTTCCTCTTCCTCTTCCTCTTCTTCATCCTCGTCCTTTTCCTCCTCTTCTTCCTCCTCTTCTTCGTCTTCGGTTTCGGACTCAGGTTCATAGTCTTCATCCTCAGACTCGGACTCTTGTTCCTTATCTTTTAAGGTCTCGTCTTCAATCCATTTAACGTTCTTATCACGCTTTCGAAGGTTGTATCGACGAGGCATCCTTGCTGCCTCTCAAGTAAAAAAAGAAAGGCAATCCGTTTTTCCAAGACTACTTACAATGGAAGACTTGGAGAAGATCGTGGGACGGTTAGAGCTGGAAAATGATAAGAAGGCCGCCGCCAATCCAATTACCAAACAAAGTTTAGCCATTGTTCATCAGTTCTTGAAAGACTATGCAGTGATGTGTTACGGTGGAACTGCGATCAACAACTTATTGCCCCCAGAGGATCGATTCTACGATCCAGAGACAACGGTTCCAGATTATGACTTCTATAGTCGTACACCTCAAGAACATGCAATGACCTTGGCAGATAGACTTTCTGCAGCTGGAATTAAAACTGTAGAAGTCAAGCCAGGTATGCATCTTGGGACGTTCAAGGTCTTTGCCGACTTTGAAGGAGTTGCAGACATCACACACTTGGATAAAGATATCTTTGAGAGACTGTGGAAAGAGGATGTAGTGATAGAAGGTATTCATTATGTTACACCTAACTTTCTTCGTATGTCAATGTATCTCGAGTTATCACGTCCTAAAGGTGATGTATCACGATGGAAGAAAGTGTATGAGCGTCTGATATTGTTGAACACACACTATCCAATGGTGTGTCCTTCACATACTCCAAAAGAAGAAACCCCTGCAACTGAAGAGAACCGCAAAGAAGCTGAAACTATCTTGAAAGATCACGATGTAGTCTTGTTAGGTATAACCGCATCACAAATTCATCAAGGTAAGGTTGCGAAGTGGTCTGCACCGATCACTATTCTTGCAGAACCAAAGACCCTTGAAACCTTGACCAAAGGAAAGAAGACTGAATCCCACGTGGGATCCGAGATCCTTCCTTCGCATACAGACATCTTTGACAAAGAGGGAAATGTCATGGTGCGTGTTCACGAGACTGCAGCCTGCCATAGTTATCACACCATGGCCAATGGAATTAAGATTGCATCCATTCCTACGATGCTTCAATTTGTCATTGCGTATATGTATTCAGGCGTCCACGAAGACGAGATTACCCATCTAATGTGTGTGGCTCAACGATTGGTGGATCTTGCGAACCACAAGGAAAAGCGGCGATATGCCCTCTTGACGCCTACGGACTGTCTAGGCACTCAAGAGACATTGATTGATATGAAGAAACATAAGTCTGAATTGTATTCGAAGCTTTCATCGGATAAGTCCTCTGTGGACTTTTTGAAGTACTTCTTCACGTATAACCCAAACACAACCAAAACTAAGAGACAGAAGTTGAAAGATGATCTAAAGAAAACTCGTAAGGCTAGGTACGAAAGCTCCTACTAAGACCGGCAAACGCAAGTCCAGAGCAATCGATACATGCACGGATTTCCTTGCGTCCTTGGAGGAAGTCTAGATACGAGCCAGTTGCGTTTGGAGTTTCGTTCAGATATGCGTTTGCACCAGTAGTGGATGCAAAGGTCTGATAGGTCAATTGAAATCGCTTGCTCGCGACGACGTCGGATGTATATTGTTTACGTAAAACGGTTATGCCAGAAAAGTCAATTCCACGTTGTCCGCCTGCACTCATTTGTTGTTCTACTTAGAATATAACCGTCCAATGTACCAAGTCATATCAAAATACTGAGGTCCAGAGGATTTACGTTCTAGGTCGTCAGGTGGTGTCTCCTTGACTAATTTCTTCACTTCAATATGTGTGATTGACCTAGGATAGTAATAGAGACGAGCTAACACACCGTCCCACCCAGGACCTGCTGTGACTACTGCATCATTCTGTTGGGGCAACTGCCCTAGAGTATGATGTTGACGTAAGATACCGTTAATATAGATGTCTACGGCTTGTTGATCCACGACCATTGCAAAGTGAATCCATTTCATCGCCGAAATGTTTGGAATGAGAATTGTTTCGGTCGTATTGAAGGTCTTTACAGCGACCAAGAGAGCGTTGGACGTTGAATCTAAGTAGACACCTGGAGCGTCTTCCTTCGAGAAGATACGACGTTTCGTGCCATAGCCTACAGTAAAGTCTTTAACCAAAATCCAGGCTGAATAGGAATAGGTTAACCCTTGTGGTTGGTTCAACGACTTGGGTAAAGCACCTGGATACGCTAGTTGCGTATCTCCAGCAATCGAATTTTCAAAGAGAACAATTCGATCATCATCATATTTGGTCGGCTTCCAAGTGAAGAAAAAGTAGACAACACCTGCGACCACAACTACGGTCGCAACAATCACTAGAGTACTCATTGTCCTTTACTTAGAAACAAAGCCTCTCGGTCCAAGTTTAAGTCCAGACTCTCGTTGGTTTTGAAGAGCTAGTTTTCCAAGTGTCATACCTCCAAGACTAACCGTTCCAGGAGGAATAGGCTCTCCTGCTGGAGTAAAGATCATTTTCAACATCTCTTCGTATGTAATATTTTGCTGTTGAACTGCAATACCTAGTCCAATTTCACGTGTTCCTAATTCGTAATTATAATGAATTCGTGATGGATCTGAAGTATATTCAACTTCCAAGAACTTGGATTTGAGAAGGACAATCGTCCAATCTAGATCCTCTCCATGGACTGCATTCTTAAACGGAATGAGTTTGGCAATGTCTGAGAACATTGGGTTCAAATGATTGGGAGGACGTTGGAACACCGGTGGATCGTCTTTCGTAGCCATTCGATCGCTAAGTTTTACACTTACACTGTGTGTGAAGGTGTATTGTTTCATTTGCCCTCGAAGACGCATCGTAGGATAGCCTCCTTGAATACACGCCCATAGATCTTCAACATATGCATCTGTAATTGTATCGTCGTCATCAATGAATGACAAATACTTTCCTTTTGCTTGATTGAGCAAAGATTGACGTTTGAGTCCAACACTTGTTTCACGATTATCGAATGACAAACAGATTTCAAGTCGAAGTTCAGGGCAAATTCGTTGAACTTTTTCACGGATCGAGGTAGTCAATTCACGAAGTTTCGTCTCACGTCCAGGAATGGTGGGAATCAAGACCGACCAGTCATATGCATAAGTCTTTCGACGAATGTAAGTATACATATCTTCGTTCCAGTATTTCTGATTACGATCGTAGAGTGCATCCATGTTTTGAGCATAGCCTGTTCCTGGATGTTCGTGCCGAATGATACAATAGGGAACATACATACATTTAGAAGCAAGTTCACCTTTGCATAAGTCGGTCAACTCAGTGTCGCAAAACAAGCTCTTATAGTCTGGATGATAGATGTATCCAAAGGATTCGTACATAGCTCGTCCGTAGATACACAATGTATTCAATTTATCTCCTTGGTGTCCGTCGTTGAACCATAAAATACCGTTCGTGTCCGGAAATCGTGCGATCATATGTGTTCGAATTGCGTCATCCCATCCTTTGAGTTGTGGAATCATGTCATCCGAGACCAACACCACGATATCCCAGTTCCAGTCAATCTCATTCATGTTCGCATTACAGGCTTGAATCTTACTGGTATTTGGACTGAAAAAGAGTTTACTCCATCCAGCTGGAAGCAGTGTTCGTACGACTTCTTCTTGAACAAGATTTCGCAACATCGATAGATCATTATCATCACATGAAACGGCTACTCCGATGTCTTTGGTATTGTTTGCAAGTTTCATATAGGTTGCTAAGGTTTGAATGACCTTTTGTGGCCGACTTCGTGTTGGACATTTCAAGAGAATTCGCATGGTCTTTTAGAAGGTGTAACTATTAAGTTCCTTGCCTTCTTTACTCAATGTGCTAAAGCGGAAGGTATATCCAAACAAAGTGATAAAGATTGAATCCTTATCCACTTCCTTTGTAGCATCTCCAGGGGGTGAACACGTTGTGCCCTTTGCATGAAACGATCGTGCATCGTCTGGGCTGAGCATAGTTGTGTATCCATTGAGGTTGCAAATAGAACCTCCAAATCCACCACTGTCATTCAAGATGATGTCTCCCAGAGCAGGCTTTGGAACTCCAGGAAGAATACAGGATTTCACTAATCGACCGTTAATGTAGATGTCCAAGTTTCGTTGGAACACGGTCATGGAGACTGAGAACCACGATTGTAATGGCACGTTTTCAACACTGCATGTAAAGGAATCGCCAGTTGAACTTGAGTTTGGATTGGCTGCACCGGCTTGACTATCGGATGGATAGAGACTCAATCGGACATTAAGTGTGTTTTCATTCGGAGCCAAGAAGATACGAGGACCCATGATTGCAGGATTATTGGGTGCGACACGCTTCAAGACTTCCTTGTCGGCTCCGAATTTATAGTCCCAGTTGGTGATGTACATCCAATATTGAAGACCGTAGTCGGATCCAGCGCCTACTGGAACCTCGCCGGCTGGGATGACAGTTCGCACCTTTCCATCGACAATCGAAGGTGTCTTATCTCCAGACGATTTGGTTTCAAAAAACGTGAGACCTGGTAGTCCATTTCTTTTCTGGATGTAATTGAAGAAACGGTATGCGAGATATAAGAGGATAACACCTCCGAGGACGGTCGCGATTGTAGACAGTGTCCCAGTGGCTGCCGCTGTTGTTTGTGAAGGAAGGGCTACAACCGACACATTCGGATTCGCAGGTCTAGACGAGAAAAGTCCCATTTATGATTACGGAGGAACTTTCTTGAGAAACTCTTGCTTAAAGCAATGGAAAAACGGACAGTGAATCCACAAGTAACGCATCCTGTAATGTATTGTAATAATTGTGGGGGGAAAGGTCATCTCTTTCGAATGTGTAAAGACCCAGTGTTATCCTGTGGGTTGTTGCTCTTAGACACACCCTCCTTACCTATCTCGCCCAGTTCAATCAATCTTCTTATGATACGTCGTAAAGACAGTATCAGCTTTGCAGAGTTTATGCGAGGGAAATATGATCTAGAGGATCCAGAGTATGTTTCACGCCTAGTGCAGAATATGACCTTGAAAGAACAGGCTGCACTTGCCTCTGAATCCTTTGAAACGCTTTGGAGAATGTTGTGGGGAGACGATCGAGCCTCTGCAGACTATCTTCCGAGCTACGAAAAGTTCAACCAATTAGATCGTATTCAATTGATGCGAGACAATTTGTCTGTCTATACTGAACCTGAATGGGGGTTTCCGAAAGGTCGACGTATGCGTGGTGAGACCGATGTAGCCTGTGCAATCCGAGAGTTTGATGAAGAAACAAACATCCCACGTGATTCGTATCTCGTCTTGAAAAACATGATCTTGGAAGAATCGTTCGTTGGACTGAACGGTGTCAAGTATAAACATATCTACTTTGTGGCCGTTCTTAAACACCCTGAACTGTTGGATCTCTCACAACGGTTTACCCCCATGCAACGCAGAGAGATCTCTGCAATTGCGTGGAAATCGATAGACCAAGCTGAAGCACTTATTCGTCCTCATCATGTTGAACGCTCTGGAATGCTTAACCAATTGAAAACGATTATCGAGACGTTTGAGATCGAGTAATTAGATACGGAAACGATAGACTACGAGCATCGAGCAATACGAAACGACTGCCAAGATAAAGACCCACCACCAGACAGGGAATACAGTCGATTCCTTATCTTGTGTTCCAAACGGACGGATCCGTCCTTCTCTACCAAACGCAATACCTGGTTGGAGGTAGAGAAACGCAGCCATGAAGAAAAGGAAGAACGTCACCATCAAAAGTCTGTGATTTTTCTCCATTATAAATCCTTGTGAAAAACAATGGCCTACGTTCTCCCCAATCGAAAAGCGTTTGCAGATGCCATCACGCGAACGTTATTACTCTACCGAAGTCGCCCCACCGACGCAGAGGATAAAGACGTAGACGTATGTCTTGCGCGAGGGTCCAATGCGCGCGAACTCTTACCGCATCAGAAGGTTGTGCGTGATTATTTACTCCAAGAAACTCCTTACCGAGGCGTGCTCCTCTATCATGGCTTAGGCTCTGGAAAGACCTGTTCCTCCATTGCAGTCGCAGAGTCACTGTTGTCGGACAAAAAGGTCTTTGTCTTGTTACCGGCTTCGTTAGAATCCAACTACCGAGGCGAGCTCCGTAAGTGCGGCGATCCGTTGTATATGTACGACCAACACTGGCGACAACAGACATTGACTGACGAAACACGTGCAGTTGCTAAGAAACTTGGAATTTCCGATGGATTTTTAGATCGAAATCGGACCTTTTTTACAACCATTCCCAACGAAGCTGCAAACTTCTCTACACTGCCTAAAACCGCACAAGATATCATCGCAAAGCAAATTGAAGATACCATTGATCAACGGTTTACATTCATTCGATACAACGGCTTATCTTCCAACAATATCGGTAAATACGCTCCAGAGGACGGAACCAATCCATACGATAACTCTGTAGTGATTATTGATGAAGTTCACAACTTGATCTCTCGTATTTCCAATGCCTCGGACATTGCACGCAGGTTGTATGATTTGATTTACAAAGCCAAGAACTGTAAAGTGGTTGCATTGTCTGGAACTCCAGTCATCAACCGTGCGAATGAAATCTCCTATCTCATGAACTTATTGCGAGGTCCGATTGAACGAATTGTCATTCCAGTCAAAGCCATTCCAACATGGGACGAAGAACAAATGAAGACTGCCTTACGAGCCATTCCAGACATGGATTCAATTGAATTCAATTCACTCAAGAAATACATTCTTGTCACTCGCAATCCACCTAACTTCCGAAGTATCTACAGTGAGAAAGGTGAACGAATTGCAGTTCAATACATTAAGGATTTACCCTATATACCCTTGGGAATCGACTGGGTCACTTCTTGGGCTCCCAAGTTTCAAACCGATGTAGGTGGCGCAGAACTTGCATTGGATCGTGTAACGACTGAAACATTCGATTGTCTTCCTACAGACTATGATGAGTTTGCTACGCTCTTCATGGAAGGTCTTCAACTCAAAAACACATTGTTATTTCAACGCCGCATTCAAGGCTTAGTCTCCTATTTCAAGGGAGCCGATGAACGTATGCTTCCTCGTCGTATAGAGGACAACTCGATTTTGGTTAAAGTCCCTATGTCCGATGCAATGTTCAATAACTATTTATCGGTGCGATTTGATGAAATTCGTCGTGATGCGCGTCGAAAACTCAATCCCTTGAGAGCGGAAGACAGTGAAATGAAAACCTTTCGTGTGAACTCACGACTTGCGTGCGACTATGCAATTCCTCCTGAACTCAAGCCTACCGAGGAAGACGCTGCCAACGAAGACGAACCTTCTTCAAAGAAAAATGATGACATTCTTGCGAAAATCAAGGCAAATCCAGACAGATATTTGACTGAAACAGCCCTTGCATCCTACAGCCCCAAGATGTTGAAACTCCTTCAAATGATCCGAGGTTCATTGGGAACTGATACGTGGAACACACAGCTGCTCTACAGCAATTTCCGAAACCTTGAAGGGTTGGGTGTGTTCAGTGCGATACTGAATGCCAACGGTTGGCAAGAATACACAATCACTCAAGAAGCCAACCAGTGGATTGAAGATCCAGCCATGGATCCTGAGAAACCAGCCTATGCGTTCTTTACAGGGAATGAAAAGATGGAACAACGTGAATACATGCGTCAAATTTTCAACGCCAAATACTCCGATGATTTCCCTGCGAGTTTGAAACAATCGGTAGAGTCAGCACCCAAGAAGAAGTTGGTCTTGTTTATGATTACGGCTGCAGGTGCTGAAGGTATTACACTTGCCAATGTTCGCCATGTTCACATCATGGAACCGCATTGGAATCCAGCACGACACGATCAGGTCGTTGGACGTGCAATTCGTATATGTTCCCATGCATCCTTACCCAATGAAGCACGGACGGTTCGCGTCTCGTTCTACATTAGTGTCTTCACTGAAGCTCAATCCAAGTCCACAGAAGGAGCGAACAATGTAGTCTTGGTGCGACGCAATGATTTGAAAACAAAGCGATATGAAGGGGATCCAGTGGAAGCCTTTATGACCACCGATGAATACCTCTACGAAACTACCTATGAGAAGGATGTGACCAATAAACGAATTAGTTTGTTATTGAAGCAAGCGGCTGTCGACTGCGAAGTCCATCGTAAACTTCATAGTCGCGAAACGCCTGTGATTTCATGTATGCGATACGATAGTACCACAACTGGAGAGGATCTAGCGTTCAAGCCAGACATTAAGACCGAATACCTAGATGATTCGTATTTGCGAAATATGAAACGCAAGAAGCGTAGACTGCAAAAGGTTTCAATCAAGACTATGGTCTTTTTAATTGATCCAGATACGAAGGATGTGTTTGACGGTCCTGCGTTTGAAGATCAACAACGTCTCATTCGTCTTGGAACTATGACAACACCTGGACAGATACGCTGGATTCAGGGGCTTCGCATGTAAGAACGTCTTCCAACCACGAGTCGCAGACTGTCGACCAACTCTTGAACGTATACTTTGAAACCGCTTTACGTTTATCCTCGAGTGTTTCAATGCTCTTTTCCATGCCGTCTGCAACGGACTCCATTGAAAAGGTAGGAGCCCACAATCCATGAGGCATACTTCCAGCAAAGTATGTACGACCCTGTTTTGGGATAAACTCTGCGACGTTCGAATTCAAGAACGAAGAATACGTTCCAACATCTGTCACGACTTGAGGTGCACCGGTATACATATGCTCCAATTGACACAATCCAAACCCTTCACCGTCTGAAGTATTGACACCAATGTCCGAGGCATTGTAAATCTGATTAATGGCTTCATCGCTCATCAGGTTTGGCGGTGACGAATCGATCAATAACAATTTGCGCACGTGACTTTGAACATCAAGTGATTGTCCCTTAAGTTCTTCTATAAAGATACGTTGGAGATCATAGAATGCACCAGACTGAGGACTGGCATTTGTCAAGATGAGTAAGTGATATGGCTTTGTAGGGTTTCGTGCTAGCAGTCGAGCAAATCCACCGATAGTGAGATCAAGACGTTTACGCTGACTGTTTCGATTGGCATTGAGAAAGAGGATCGCATCGGTCGGAACATTGAGGTTGGTTCGCACAGATGCAACTGACGCAGAAGCCATACAGGAAAACACAGTAGGATCGACTGCATGTTCAATAACACGCACATCTGGGAAGGGACCATAGTCTGCAAACTTCTTCTTCCAAAGTTCGCTGAAACAATAGATCCGATCTGAATGATCACGAATAGTTTCAATTAACGGTTGTGCAATCCCTTCATAGACTTGATCGAGATACACCCAAAGTTTATACGAAGACTTACCTCGCTCGTGTTTCATACTCTCAATAAATCGCATGACAATCAACGGATCATTGTAAATCATGACAACATCTGGGTTGACCATCTCTACATATTCGTGAATTTTATTGAAGCCAAATCCTTCTTCTTTGGGATCTTCATTAGCCGCTGCATCATAGGTGATGACACCTTCAGGAACTTTGCGAACCGAAGTGCGTCCTGGATGACGTTGAAATCCAAAGTGAAATGTTTTGACTTTAGGTGAAAGGGTTGAAATCTGTTTCAATAGATTATGACTTACTTTGGAATACCCAGTCGTTTGATCTACGTGAGTGCTTACTAGAAGAAACCTCATTAACTAGTAGAGGATTCTCTCGCGTAAATCACAAATGCAAGTAAACTCTGCACAGGATTGGTTAACACGACACAAGCGTAGGGTCATTGCTAAGAGTATCAACATCGATCCCCAACCTCTCTCTCGTGAAACCAATGCGATCTATCTCTCTGCGGTTGCAAACGGTGCTAGTCAACGTGAGCGCTTTGTAGCACCCTTTCAAGGGGCTAATGGTGGAGCCAGTGGTGGAGCCACCTATTCAAGCGACTGTTGTTTGAGCAATAACGCGACAGGCGCATTTGGAGCCTTTCAGAACATTACCGATCGTGGTGTGGTTCCTTATAACGGACGTTCTGTACAACCTATGAGTGTGCGCATAGTGTCTTAAAGAAAGCATAAGGGAGTATACAAATGCCAGGTGGATTACTTCAAATCGCGGCGACTGGCGCCCAGAATGAGTTTATCAATGGAAGTCCTTCCATGACTCATTTCAGATCGGTCTACCGTCGTCATACGAATTTTGCAATGGATCAGATACGCATGCCGTTTACTGCGTCCAATTTAGAATTTTCGACCACAGGCACTCGAACCATTTCCTGTCGTGTCGATCGGTATGCACAACTCTTAAGCGATTGCTACCTCTATCTCACGCTTCCAGACATTTATTCACCTTTAAAGTATTTGAGTGGTCAGGCACCACCGTCAGGCTATGACGCTCGAACCAACTCGATTGGGTATGAGTTTCAATGGATTCCAAACGTTGGATACAATTTGATCGATCGTATAGACCTTACGATGAACGGTCAAGCAATTCAAACACTGCCAGGTGAATGGTTGAAACTCTATTCGTATATGATCCACGATGCAAACAAGCGAGCCATTGTCGATCAAATGGTCGGAAACGTTCCTGAACTCTACGATCCTGCACATGCATACGATCGTAACAACCAATACCCTCATTCAGTGACACCGACTGTCTTGCCTGGAACCTCGCCCAATACAAAGACACCTGAACCTAGTATTCGCTCTCGTCAGTTGGTCATTCCTCTTCATTTTTGGTTTTGTGAAAATCCAGGTATGGCTCTTCCATTGGTCGCACTTCAGAACTCGGAAGTCTACATTAACGTCACTCTACGAGCCTTGACTGATTTATATACCGTAGTCGACACATCACCCACTTCAGTGACGTATGGCACACGCATTCGTCCTGTCAATTATCCTTTGCAATTGTTCTTGTCTCCTCCTCTCTCTACTGGATTGCCAAGTAATCCTTCGTTAACCACCTGGTTTCCAGACCCTTACATTGATGGTAACTTCATCTACCTTTCGGAAATGGAGATGAACCAAATGGCACGAGCCGATCAGTCATTTCTCATTAAAACTGTCAAATATGTGATGAAAGATGGACAATTTGGAGGCAATACTGATCTTGAAATTCCTATGTTCAACTTGGTCACTCGTATTGTGTTTCTCTCTCAACGAAACGATCAGATTTTATTGAATCAATGGGATAACTATACAAACTGGCCAGACCCAAAACGTGCTCCTTGGTCAGCGATTAATTCAGATGTACAAACCTCACTGCTAAGTTCAGGTCAGCAGCAAATTACGTCTGTCTATCCTCGCGACTCTATCATCGATGGACTGTTGTTGTTTGATGGAAAGGAGCGTATTCAAACCAAACCTCTTCCCTTCTTTTCACTCCATCAGATGTACCGTCATGTTACCGGAATGACTCCAGACCTTCCTGGAGTGTATATGTATTC